ATTAAATCTTTATCTGTTAAAGTATCATCATACAATACTGCGTGATAAGCAGTAAAAGTAGCATCTGTCCATTGAACATCATCAGCATCCCATTTAGTGGTTGCTCCTTGAGTTACAGTTTTGTTTGTTAATGCTTTTCCGCCAGAAGTATAACCAGTTCCAGTAATCTCATTGCTTGAAACCTGAGACCAAGTATTGTGAGTATTGTCAAAACTATGATTGCTATTCATTAAGGCAACTTTTATCGTGTCATTCACCAAATCAACTTGCTTTGTCATCAAGTTATATTTGAATCTGTCGTAAATTCCGCTTGCCATTTTATTGTTTTGATTTTTTATCTACGACCTTTATCTGAAGGCAGGGAACTTTGATTATTACATCCTGCCTGCCATCAGGATGTTTAATTGTTTCTGATTTCACATCAATAATTGGATTTCCTGCTTCATCAAACCTTTCAAATGGAATTGCTTTATCGCCTATAATCAAATACTTTTTTCCATTTTCTTCAATTATCATTGGCATATTTTTAAAAATAAACTTCTCTTCTTGGAACAATTCTATTAGTTGTTGCTTTATGTCTTTTTGAATAAAAAGATATCAATTGAAGCATCAACCTTTCTTTTTCTCTTCTCAAATCTGCCTCTTTTGAAGCAAGTTCGTGGGCAATACAAAAATCTTGTGCTGCACCCAAACTCAAAATTCTGTGAAATTCAGAAGCAAATCCTGGAACATCAGTTTCATCAACCAATGGTTCTACACTTCTTGCTAAATAAACCCTAATTCCTTCTTTCAATTCTACTTGGTCTCCAGATGGTGGTGGGAATAGATAAATGTTTTCTCCAATAAGAGTGTATTGGCTTGGTAATCCTGGAGTTTTGCTATATTCTGGTATGGCTGTTTTTATTTGGGTATCATCTATTGGTTTTAAAAGAACCCAATTTCCATTTTTGGCTTTTACTTCTACTCTCTCAATTTTTCTGGCAGTTGTTGGTAAAGGATAAACTTGTTCTCCATCTACTAAATCGCAATAAGCAATTGGTAGAGTTGAAGCAGTTGAACTATCAAAATTCCAATCATCTACATTTTCCCAAATCAATGTCACAACATCGTCATAATGTCTATTGATATTCCTAATTAAATCTTCTGTTGGATAAGAAGAAGAATTGGTGTTGGTTAGAAAGTATACATCTTTGATTAAATCTCCAAGTGTCATTTTATTCTAATAAAGAATAGCCCTTTTTAATCCAATCATTTGCTAACCATTCTGGCAATAAAATTTTCTCTCCTTTTTCGTTTTGGAGCCAAACATAACCTGGACGGGTTATACGACCTTTTGAAACTGAATTTTCTTTGGGCTCTTGTTTTAATTTTTCTTCTTTCTTTTTTAATCTTGCTTCTCTCATTTTTTGAGCCCAGGCTCTTTTTTCTTCTTCTGTTTTAAATTTTCTTGGCATATTTTTGTTGATTTTCTATTCCTGCCCCCCATTAACGCCCACAAGGAGAGGCAGAGGGGCAAGATAGAGAATCAACTATTTAGATTTAGGGAGCCAAGAAGTATGCTTTCAAGAATCTATTTGCATTCTTGCTGAATACTTTCGTTCCATAGAGGGCAAAAGTCAAAACATTCTTTGCGTCTTGTCTTGGTTCATCTTTTATTACTGTTCTTGGAGGCATTTGCATTACTAAATGAATGCATTTTGCCTTTCCAATGTAAGCCAAGTAGCAATCGTTATTTCCTTCATCTTGCACTACTGGAAGGTTGTTTGAAACATAAATCTTGAATCCCAAGAAATCTCCAGCATAACCATTCCTCAATGTAGCATCAGCAATTTGGAAGCCCTTATTGACGGCTGCCAATTCAATTGCTTCTGCTACATAAGGAGGAACAACTGCTACCCAATCTGCAGCTTCTTCAACATTTGCTTCTCTTAATTTTCTTCTGGCAACAGTGAAAACTTTCACAATATCGGCATTTGCAATATCGATTCCATTTCCAGCAGTGCCCCCAATATCACCATCATCAAGAGCGTTGGCAGCGTTAGCAGTTTCGGCTAAAACAGCAGTATCAATTACATCTCTAATTCTATAAGCTGCCTCATCGCTCCAAGGAACAATTAAATCGTATCTGGATTGAACTTGTTCAAAATTATCAATTCTAAAAGCGACCACCTTCTTTTGGTCTACGGTCAAATACTCATCAGTCATTGAAACATTCTGAATGGTTACATCGCTACCAGGAGTATAGTTGCCAACGGTTAAATCGCTGGTGTATGGGTAGTGAATTTTATATCCTACTTCGAGTTCTTCTCTTAATTCGGTGTTAGCAATTTCAAGGGCAACTAAACTCTTTCTTAAAGGAACCTGTATCAATCTTGACCAAACTTCAGGGAAAGCGGCAGTAAGTGTGTTTGGCATTGTTTTCTATCGCCTCTCTCCTACCAATCGCTCAATTAATCTTTAATTCAATTATCCTTTTTGTTCTTTAGCCCACTTTCTGAATTCTTCTATTTCTTCAATTGATGCTTTTTTTAGGTCTTCCAGCGTCCACTCTGAAAATGGTTTTTTGGAGGGGACGCTTTTTGAAGTAGGAGGAGGTGCTTTTTCTTTCGAGACCTTTTCGCGTCTCGCTTGAATGTAGAGTTGAACCTCCTCGCTGCGAGCCGCCTCCTCAAGGGAGATGTTTTTCGCTTTGGAAATAGTAGAGATATATTCCAACTCTTCTGGGCTATAATCTTTGAGGGCAGAAATCATTTTGATGAGATTTACAACATCAATGTCTTTTTTTTCTCCCGTCTCCTTCGTTTTAGTTAATTCTTCCAATTTCTTTTTAAGAAGCAAATTTTCTGCCTCTAATCTTTTTTTGGCCTCTTCTGCCTTTTTAGCCCGAGCGAAGAGTTGTTTATTCTTCTCTACTATTTCCTCTGGGTTCAACTCTTTTGAAGGTTCTTTTTCTTCTCCTCCCTCTTCATTTTCTTTTTCCTCTAATTCTTCTTCCTCAATAAAGGTTGTGTCTTTGTCTTCTGCCATAGTTTGAGAGCGTTTTTCGCTCCTATGTCTCTTTTAAGGGAGAGACCAACCCCGACCTTTAAAGATACTCATTCTTCTTTTTTTCAAATGGCTTTTCTTTTAATAATTTTAACTCATACATCAAATCTTTCAAGAGTTTAATGGCAAGTTGTCTTCCAACTAATTCTTCAAAAGTTTTAATGTTTTCTATGTTCGTATATTCATTTATCTTTGCCAAAAATAACTCTTTTAATGCTTCCAATTCTTCTTTAGTTAAATTTTTCAAAATTTTTTCTCTTTCTTCTTTGGTCATATTTTTATACTTTTGTTTCTCCTTCTCCTAAAATTGGAGTTATTGGAATGCTTGGTGCTGAAACTCCACCTCCTGCTCTTTTTCCTACTTCTTGTGTTGCTACTTCTGCTAATGAAGGAGTTTCTTGTCCTGCTTCTAAATCAGCAATAGAAATTCCGCCTGCTTCTAAAATCTTGGCAAATATTTTCTTCTTTATTGGGTCAGTCAAGAGTGTTGGGTCAACAGTAATTGCTTGTAATGCTACTTGTAAGTTAGCAGATTTTATTCTCACATCTGTTGCCTCTCCTGTTATTTCAATTTCAAGCCAGTATTGCAAATCTTTGTAATAATCCTTTGGAATTTTGATAGATTTTGATTTCTGTTTTTTCTTTTGTTCTCTCAAAAGTGTTTTCATCATCTCATATTGAAATCTTGATGGTAACCTTCCATTTTTAGCAACAAACTCCCATTTCTTTACTTCCAATTCTTTCAAAAGTTCCCATTCGTTCCATTGTTCTAAATCTTCTCCCACAAGTTTCAAATAATGCTCTTTGCTTCTTTCTTTTATGAAATTGGGAATAATCTTTTTCATTAAAAGTTCTTTGATTTCCAAAGCAACATTTTCTCTTATCTGGTCAAAATATGAAGTAGCCATTGTGGAAGCCAAAATTGCACTACCAAGAGGGGTTCCTGCTGGCAATCTTTCTCCTCTGATAACATCAAAAGCCATTGTAAGTTCATCTCTATTTTGAAGCCACAATCTATGTTCTGTTTCAAATGCACTCAAATTCCTTTCTTCTGTTGGAACCCTTGTAATTCCGCTTCTGGTAACTATAATTTGCCCATTGGGAATATCTGTCAGAAGGTTTTTGTTAATACTCTCATCTGAGGTTTGGAAAATGTTTAAGGAAGCAAAGTAAGAAGATTTCACTCTCAAATTAATCTCTTCGTTTACTCTCATTTGTGGGTCAAACAATCTTTCAACCATTCCAATTCCAAGCCATCTTCCAGGAATTTTCTCCCAATGAATTTCCCAATAAGGGAATTCTGTTTCTAAGTCCAATTTATCTTTTTTCAGAATATAACCTGCAAAAGATTTATTTTTTTCTTCTTTTTCAGCCAAATAGCAGATAAATCTGGAATAAACATAGTTTTGTTCGTCTCCATCTTCTTTGAGCCAACTTTCTGGAACTTCTCCATATCTTTCAACAATGCAAATGTAGGGCTCTTTTGTTTCTCTCCACGCTCTAATTGTTTCTTCTACATTATCCCAGCCCAATTTCTTTCCAATTTTTCTCAATTCATCTGGAGTATAATAGTGCAATTCAATAACATATGAAGCAGATTTTAAACTTTCTGCACTTTGCTCAACATAAAAATACCTCAAATCAACAAAATAAATATCACCCTCAATGATTTTTAAGACAACAGAACCAAAAATTGGAAGTTCAAAGAAAATTCTGTTCAAAATCTTTCCAAAATTCTTTTCTTTCATCCAAAATTTCAAGTCTCTATCTGCTAACCAAGTTTTAATTGGATTTTGTCCTGGTGGAGTCAAAAGAGTAATATCTTTCGTGTCAAAGTCAATTGCTTTTGTGGCTACATAACAAGGATTTCTGACAATGTTGAAGAAATACTTTTTGTAGCCCTCAGAGTCAATATCTCCGCCCTCATATGTTGAGTTGTAGTAGCGATAAATTCTCTCTATTGTTTTTAGTTGATTAAATTCTAAACTTTTAACAATAGAAATTGATTGATTTTTAAATTCATCAATTTCTCTGGCAATTTGTTGGAAGATATCTGCTTCCATTTTACCTTTTGCGTTTTTTGGTTTTCTTTCGTTTAATGTGCCATTTTTCCGACCCTTTTACTCCAGCATTTATCATCGCATAAAAAATTCTCTCTCCTTTTTCTTTTCCATAAAACTTCTGGAGTTTCCTCAAAACTCTTTTACCAGATGCTGTTAGTGGCATATTGTTTATTTTTTCTTTTTTCTACCCCCCTTCTTTTTCTTTTTGCTCAATTTTTTTAATGTTCTTGCCAAAACTGCTCTTCTCTTTAGAAGTGGTGTTACTGTTTTTACTCCATTTACTTTTACTTTTGAACCAACTTCTGCTTCTGCTAATCTCCTCAAAACCTCCTCTGGAATTTTTTCTCCTTTTTTAATTCCCAACGCTCTCCTTAGTGCTCCAGGATTTTTGATGGCTTTTTGGATCCATCTTTCTGCCATATTTTTATGCGTATTCAAATTTTCTTTTGAATGGTTTAATTGGCGACCTTTGTTGCAATGATGGATTTGTTGAAGTTAAGCCCCAAACTGCCAAAGCGAGAGCAAAAACACAATCGTCGTGATATCCTTGTGGGGCTGTGTATCTTATATTTCCTGCTCTTGTCATTTCGCAAGAAAAAACTTTGAGTTCATTAATTAGTGCTTCAATTGGTGGAATGATAATTGCTTTTTGCTCAATAAAAATTGAAAGTTTATCGATTAATTGAGTTTTGCTTTTACCTTCAATTTTGAAATCTTCTATCCACAAACCCTCATTTTTTAAATCATCTACAATTGGGTCTCCAAGTCCTGTTGAATCTATAATAACTTTAGCATTGTTGTATCTTTTAGCAAGAGCAACAATTCTCATTTTCTGCAAAGGATAATTGATTTCTTTGAACCTATCAAAAGCCACTACTTTGTTGGTTGCTTTATCAATAACTACTAAAACTGTGAAATCTCTGTATTTTGCTAAATCAACTCCCATTATGTAGAAATGTCCAGGTTTTGGGTCTTCCAATGCATTCTCATTGATAATTTCATCTACTCCTCTGAAGATAGATGCTGCCTCTGGTAAGAAAGAAGCCATATACTCTTGCAAGAAAACCCTCTCTGGCAAGAATTTTTGTGCTCTCTCCCATTCTTCTTTGGGAAAATATGGATTAGCATTAGATGGGAACTGAAAGGCAGAACCTTCTTCTTTCAATTGAATGAATTTGTGGTAAAACCAGTTCTGTCCTAATGGAGTGCTAATGAAAACAACTTTTCCTCTTTTATCGTGGGTAGTTGGGAATAAATAGACATTCCAAATATCTTCTGGAATTCTGGCTGCCTCGTCCATAATTATCAAATCAGTTGCCCTTCCTAAAAGTCCAACTGGATTTTCAACTGATTTACATTCCAAAACAGAACCAAAAGCAGTTGTGATTGTTGGAAATGGTCTTTTCTTAACCTCAACTGTTTTTCCAGATGTTGCTATTTTCAAAAGCCATTGCAGAGTAATATCAAAGACTATCTGGGCTAAATCATAATTTGGTGCCACAAGCCATACTCTCTTTTTGGGTTGTAAAAGTTCTTTTAGAGCCAAATAGGCTGCTAAAACTGATTTACCAAACCTCCTTCCAGCACAAACCAAAATCTCTCTATTTTTGCATTCTAAGATCTCTTTCTGTGCTGGATGGGGCTCAAAACCAATAACTTTTTGCAATTTTTCCTCATTGATTTTCATCTAATTGAACCTCTTCTATTATGTTTTCTTCTACCGTTGGTTCTTCTAATGCCTTTTCTTCCTCTGCTACTTTGCTCAATTCTTCCCTAAAAACCTCCAGGGCTAATTTATTCTTTGGATATCTATCTTTTAACTTCAAAAGCATATCCGCTGCTTCCAATGCAGCCCTTTTATCTTTATCCAGTAAAATCTGGTATAATCTGGCTAAAATAACCTCATCACTTATTTGAGCTAACAATTCCTTCCACCCCTTGGATTTAGTTAAATCTTTTGTTTCTGTATTAGGACTATATCCTGATTTCAACATCAAAACCTTCAAATCAATATTCTCCCCTCTTTCAAGAGCTTTTATCAAATTACTAAAAACAAGTCTTTGTCTAATAGTAGGCATTACTTTATTATAAGCAAGCAAGAATAAAAGTCAAGAGAAGAAAAAAAAGATTTTACTATGAAAATTTGTTTTTTTGGGCAATTCTCTTTATACTTTGTCAGTTCTCTTTTTTTCTGTGGGGGAAGTAGCTTCGCTGGAGCATGCTTTTTTCGGACTTTGCCACCATTCCCCCCCCCTATTTTCTGGTTTTTTGCATTCTGTAAAATTCATTTTTTAAATTGGAATTTTTTTTGGTTTTTTCTTGACTTTGGAGAATGTTTTCTCTTTCTCTTGTTTTTCTCCTTTCTCTTGTTTTCTCTTTTGGGCTCTCAAGAGAGTAAAAAAATATCAACTTTTAGGGCAAAATTTCAATTTTTAGGCAGATTTTAGGGTCAAAATGAGTAAAATATCATTTAGGGATAAAAAAGGGGCTTAAAATTGAAAATAAGAGGCAGTTATGAAAAAATTTAGTTTTTCTCTTTTCTCTTGTTTCTCCTGTTTTTCGTGTTTTTCTTCTGGAATTTCTGGAGTTTCTGGAGGTTTTGGAGTTTTTGGAGTTTTTGGAGTGTGCGGGTAGATTTACCAGGTATTTCTTTAACTCTTTAAACATTTTCAGGTTTTTTCTGACTTTTCTTGTTTTTCAGGTTTTTTACTTTTTCAAGTTTTTTTAAATTCTTTTATTCTTCATTTTCTTGTTTTTTCTTTTTTGTTTTAGAGGGTAAAAATGGGATTTTTTAGCTTTTGCTTGTTTTCTTTTGTTTTTGCTTTTTGTGGATAACTTTTATTTTTACTTGTTTTTTGTTTTTGCGGATTGTGGAAAACTTCAGAAAATGAATTCATTTTAGGGGTCTTGACAGGGTTTTTTGGTTTGCTAAAATGAAAGTGTAAAGAAAAAATATAACTCATTTATCACTAAAAAGGTCGTAAAAAATAAAAAAATAATAAAATAAAAAAATGAAAACATTGAAAGAAGTACTACTAGAAAATAAAGAGGGTGCAACGCTTGACTTTAATTATACACCGCAACACTTGAAAAGTGGTTTTGCGGTATCTTTAACTGATAACAAAATTATTGACTGGTTCAAATGGAGCGATGAAGAAATAAAGAAAGAGGCTGAAAAAATAAAAAATTTGGCATCATTATTAAATATCGACAAGGCATTTTTGGGCTGGTGGAGTGATGAAGAAGTAGGTTATTTAGATTTAACGCTAGTTATTGAAAATAAAGAAGACGCTATCAGGTTAGGCAAGTTGTTCAATCAAAAAGCTGTTTACGATTTCAGGACTGGTGAAGTTATTTATATTTAATAACTTTTAGCTCCTTTTTCTCCAGCTCCTGCGAGGGCTGGAGTACAAAGGGGCTAAAAGCTCCCAAAGGTCAAAAAATAAAAAAGGAAAAATAAAAAAATGCCAAAAATAATTATAAAAGTTAACAATAAAAAGGAGGGAGTATTTCGGGCTAAAATTGCAAAGATTGAAGGCAACAAGGGAGTTTTAAGGGATGGCAGACCAGTAAGGAAAGATAAAAACGGGCAATGGATTTATGAGCCAAAATAAAAAGGAAAAATAAAAAGGAAAAATAAAAAGGAAATTTAAAAGGTCGAAAAAATAAAAAAATCAAAAAATTATGATGGCATTATATCTTACTAAATCTTCAGAAATAAGTAAGGATTTTTGGAAAGAGAATAAAGGAAAAATTAGAATTTTTAAGTTAAATATTGGCTGGTGGTTTTATTTGAAGCATTTGGATTTCTTCGGAAAATGGAATGAAAAGTTTTTATTGAACTTAAAAGACAATGATTATCTTTTGGTGGCTTTAAGAGGTATAAGGATTTTAAACAGAGTAATTGGAAAACTGGAAATAGCAGTAGAAACAACAACGATTAAATTGAGAAAATAAAAAAGTAAACCAAAAAGGTCGATTAAATAAAAAATAGCAAAAGAAAAAAAATGAAAAAGGAAATCCAACAACTTATAAAAGAATTAGAAAGAGTTATTCAAGCATTAAAGGAAACGGCTAAACTTTACGAAGAGAAAGGATTAAAAGAAACCGCTTTTGTTTTGGGAGGACGAATTGAGGCTTATACAGCGATAAAGAGAAGGTTAAAGCAAATCTTAAAACATCAAAGATAAAAAGGTCGAAAAAATAAAAAAATAACAAAATACAACAATGAAAAAGAATATTTGTCCAAATTGCAAAAAAAATTTAAAAGAGGTAGGAATTAAATTCATTGAAAGCGGGGCTTATATTTACTGGGTAGATTTGGACAAAAACAAAGAAATAGATTATCAATTAGACGAAAGCATTATTGAAGATAGTAGTTATTATTGTGGGAATTGTAATGAATTTTTACCACTTAACGAGGAAGATGTAATTAAAATCCTTAAATGAATTCCAAAAGAACAAATTAAAAAGGTCGAATAAATAAAAAAGTAAAAATTATGAAAATAGAAACCATTGAACTTTCTCCAAACAGCAGAGCATTTTGCCATAATTGCAAAAAGCAAATTGAAAAAGGACAAATAAGAGGGATTGAAAATTATGATTTCTTCAATTTTCTTTCTCGAAGGTATTATTGCGAAAAGTGCACAAAAAAATCAATAGAAACTGAAATGGCTCGTATAACTTCACTTTATAGAAGGTTTAACAAACTAAAAAGGTCAAAAAAATAACAAAATAAAAACCTATGTTCAATTCCTTCTTCATTCTCAAAAACTTTCTGGAAGATTATGAAAGAATAAAGCAGGTTTTAAGTGTTGATGATTTGGAAGAGGCAGAAAAAATTGCCAATAGATGGGGATTAAGCATCAGAATAGTGAATTTTTACGAAAAAGGAAAAACAAAAGAAAAAATTTATTTATACCCGATAGAATGGAATTATAACGAGGCAAGTCCTCCTTTAGAAGAAGCATATTTAATTGAGTAAAAAGGTCGAAAAAATAAAAAACAAACAGATAAAAAAATGGAAACAAATAAAGAAAACAACAAAACAGAAAAAGAGAAACTTAAGGAAAGGATAAGAGAATTAAAATTGAGAATAGAAGCAGAAGAAGAGGATTTAAGATACTGGAAAAAAGATAAATTTGCCAGATTTTTAGGGTTAGATGAATGGTGTAAAGAAAGAATAAAGAAATTAAGAGAAGAATATATTGAACTTTTAGAAAGGTTAAAAAAATAAAAAAATCAAATAAAACTATGGAAAACATAGAACAAAACTTAAAAGAGATAGGATTTGATGTTGAGGGATTAAGGGAAGAATTAAAGGGAAAAAATAAAAGAAAGAAAAGAATTTACTCAATCTACATTAAAAGCCATACTGATATGCCAGATTATGAAAAGGAAGTAGAGGCTGAAAATGTAGTTGAGGCAATAAAAGAATTCAAAAGAATGGGATTGTCTGATTGGGATAGTTTGGCTATTTTAGAGCATATTGAATTCCCAATGCACGACTTACCCGAAGAGGACAAATTGATTTTGAGATTATTGGACGAAATAAAAGAACTTCAAACTAAACTCTGGGGAGTTGAGAAATAATTCTAAAAAGGTCGAAACAAAGGAAAAATAAAACTATGAGTAGCAAAACTAAAAAAATTACTCTCTTGGTTCTTGTTTGGTCAATTTTAATGGCAATAGGTGGTGGTTATCTTGGTTGGAAAGCATACGAAAAATTTAGAGGAACGAAAGTAATTGAAGTTGAAAGGCCAGTAAAAATATTGGTTGATTATGATGACCCAGAATATCTTCAGGCTTGTTTTGAAAGAGCAGAAAAAGATTTTGGAATAAATCCAGCAGTCTTGAAAGCAATTATTGAATGTGAGGGGGGAAATGCTTGGACAATATCAAAAACAAATGATTTTGGATACTGGCAAATCAATATTAAAACTGGAAAAGACTTTGGGGCGAAAGATTTGAAAGATTATGTAGATTGCTATAAAGCAGTAGAAATAGTGGCAAAGATTTTAAAGCAGAGAGGAATAGACGCTTGGACGAAGAAAAAGTGTATTCAGGAAAAACTAATTTTCATTTCTTCGTTCCAAAAGAATCAATAGTTTCGATTTGGCTTGAGAGAGAAAGGAAACTCGAGAGGGGTATTTTGCCCCTCTCTTTTCTTTAAAAATCTTCTCTAAATCTTTCATCCATTTTCTTCCTCTTTTTGAGGCAATTTTTAAGACAATAAATGGATTTTGCTTTTTATGGAGTTCAAAATGGCATTTTTTACACAAAACCACTAAATTTAGGGGTTCATAGATTAATTCTTTGCAAAGTTTTCTGGGAACAAGATGATGAACTATTAAATTTTCAGTTGAACCACAAATTTCACATTCTTTGCCAAACCATTTAATGGCAAGCTCATATATTAATTTTTTGCATTCTTCTTTGAGAATTTTAACTTTGGATTTCTTTCTGGGCATATTTCAATACTTGCTCGTGATAATGATAAAGTCTTTTTTCGATATCTTCCCAGATTTCTTTTTTGAATTCAATATCAAATCTTTTTCTACACAATTGCCAACCAATAACATACAATCTCATTCTCTCTTTGTTTAGCATTTTCATATAGGCAGTGCATTGATAAAGCCATCTTGGAGGTATTTCTTCAAATAATTCAGGATTTTCATTGGTTTTGATTTCAATAATTTCATCATTTGGCAATTGAAGGTCTATTTTGCCAACTAATTTAATTCCATGTTCCAGAAACAATTCTATTTTCTTTTCTTCATAACCAAAGAGTTTTTGAATTCCTTCGTGAATTAAAACTCCCCAGAATAATCTTTTTAATTCATCGCCAGATGGCAATTTAATCTCCAAAAACTTTTCTGGAGGAATTTTGTTGGTAAAATAATCATACAATTCAGAGGCATAATAAACCCCAATTCTTCTTTCTTTTGCCTCTTCAATGGCTTTTTCCATTAGTTTTTCCTCTAATTCCTCAAAGTTATCAAAAATGTTTCCCAATTCCCAAGATTTCTCACATAATTCAATTGCTTTTTGGAATAATTCATCTGGCGAAGGAGGATTTGGAGAGTTAGAATAGAGATTACAGAGAGAGCCAAAAGCCATTGAAATTCTCTCTCTTAAAAACTCTTTTTTATCAATTGGATTTTTCTTCTTTAAGAACATTTTGAATTATTTTTTGGAGAAGTTTTTTGTATTTTTCAGTATGTTTGCAATGTCCATGAGCCATAAAGCCAAGACAATCGCATTTTAATTTTCCACTTTTAAAATCAAGCATAATATGGTAAACCCAATCATCAGGCAAATCTAAAAGTTTTTTGGTCTTTTCAGATGGTTTCTCTTCTCCAATAATTACCCATCTGGAAACCTTTTTTGTTGGTTGAAGTTGCATATTAAAAGGGGACAAGGAACCCCCCAAAATTTATGGTAAAGGTAATTTGTGGGCATTTTTCAACCAGTCGTATACAAATCTTACAATCGCTCCTATTGTGATTTCATCTAAAATTCCCTCATACAATTTAAGTAATCCTCCTATCAAAATTCCTAATAGCATAAAAACTGCAAACTTAACTGACTTGACAATCGTTCTGGAATAAGAATAAGTAGGTTGAGTTATAAGCATAATAATTTTTTTATTTTTTTCGACCTTTAAATTTATTTTGTTATAAGGGAAATTCCCTCCCCCAGGTATTTTTTATCTTTTCTTTCTCTTTTTCTTTGCCATATCTACCAAAAAGATTTTTTTATTGCGACCTTTGGGGAATTCCCCGTTCTCTCAAATATTCCACAAATTCTTCTGTTATTCTTATGTTTTCCAATAATTCTTCTTTCTCTTGTTTCATTTTTTCTATTTCGTCTTGAACTATTCTCCTTTTCTTTTGATGTTCTTCTAATTGTTTTTGCCATCTATCACCACTTAAAATTGGTGGATTTTCTAATTCTTTCAATTTTTCTTCTAACTTTGGTATCTTGAAATCAATCTCAAGAATTCTAACTTTTGCATAGTTTATTCTCGTTTCCAGTGTTGGAATTATCTCTTTGTTTATGAATTGTTGAAGTTTTTTATCCATTGTTTTTACTTATTTCTCTATAATATCCGCAATAATTTTGGTCTCCACTAACGCAAGTTATATTTTGTTCGTGAAAATAGGGACACATTTCCCAAAATTCGCATCTTGCAATAAAATTTCTTCTAAACCACAGAAAAATTCTGGCAACTAATTCCCACATCAAATAAAATAGCAAACATTTTGTCCACCATTGTTTTGAATTCCAATCAAAAGGAACATCTAAATCATTATACCATTTCATCTCTTCTTTTTTCAAGGGTTCAAGTCTTAAAATTTTTGCAATTTTGCAAGCTCTATCCCAATGATATTTTTGAGCAACAATAATTACTCTATCTTCTACTTCGCAAAACATTCTTGCTTGTTTTAATACTTCAATTGTATCAAGATATTTTCCTTTCTGGCGATGTTCTGAAATAACAATACTTCTTTTTTTCAATTTTTCATCAAGATTTTCTGCTATTTCTTTCTGAACTATAATTCGTGGAATTTTAGGTAATTCTTTGGCTATTTTTTCAACGACCTTTGCAAGATATTGATTCGTTTCACCTGTGCCAAATGATAAACCAATTATTGCGTCAATTTGTCTCATAGTTTTAATAAGAAAATAAGACCTTTATAAAGAACAAAGAGCAAAAACAAAATCCAAAGAATGGTAGCAATTACTCCCAAAACCAACATTGTTTTTATTAAAATTTCAAGTATTTTCTCTGTCATTTTTTGAGAGTTTTTATTAATTCAATTATCACTACAACCAATATTCCTATTAACCAAACACCCAATGCTTTCTCAATCGCGCCCAAAACTGAATTTAAGGCATCTGAAATTTCTTTTATTCCTAAACTTCCGAAAAATCCTGCCATTGCTAAAAGCCCTATTCCAAAACCCAAGAAAAAAAACAATGCCCTTTCTTCCCGAAATTTTTTTTCGCTATACCACTTTTCAATTATTTTGCCATTCTCTTTAATTATTTGAATGTCGGGTTGATTTTTATTCATAGTTTTTTATTTTTTTACGACCTTTTTGAACCTTTTCTTCTAACCCACATTCTCTTTTTAACTGCTCCAAAAATGTCTTAATCGTCATTGAAACTTCGTGCCCAGTTGGTGAAGAAACAGAAATAATATCAT